GTGAGTGCAAGGCGTAGGAGGTTTACACCTTTTCGGTTGTGCTGTGTGACAACGAAATTGACCGCGACAACGAGCGGTTTACTACAGACGCACTGCAAAAACTCGCTACGCTGTTTCTTGGGAAAACGGGGATTTTCAACCACAGTATGCAGGCGCAAAACCAGACCGCGCGAATTTATGACTGCTGTGTGGAGCAGGACGGGGAGCGCCTCACCCAAACAGGAGAAGCGTACAGCCGCCTTGTGGCACAGGCGTATCTGCCAAAAAGCGAGAAGAACAGCGACTTCATTTTGGAGCTGGAAAGCGGAATCAAAAAAGAAGTCAGTGTGGGCTGTGCCGTCGGCAAGGCCGCTTGCAGTATTTGCGGCGCGGATTTGAAAAAGTCCGGCTGTGAGCATGTAAAGGGAAAAATCTATGGTTCGCAAACCTGCTGTACAGTTTTGAGCGAGCCGACCGACGCATACGAGTGGTCGTTTGTGGCGGTTCCGGCACAGCGCGAGGCAGGAGTGATCAAAAGCTTTTCCACAAACAGCTCGGCGGATGTGGAAAACATTGAGAAGACGATTGCACAGACACAGGGTGAAATCATCCTGACCCAGGCGCAGGGACAACAGCTTCTGCAGCGGATAGAGAGCCTCAAAAGCGAGGCCGAATGCGGAAAACTGTACCGCGGGGAGCTGCAAAAAAGCTTTGTAAAGTATGCCGGAATCGCACAGCCGGGAATATCGATTGAAGTGATGAACCGGGTGGCGGGGGATATGAGCATACAGGATTTAAAATGCTTTGAAAAGGCATACCGAAAAGAGGCGGACGAGCTTTTGCCCCTGCATCCACAGCTTGCCGCCGCGCAGAAAACGGAAAACTTCGGCGGAAACGCCGAGTTTAAAATATAAATATAAAACAACGGAGGATTAAGTTATGAAAATTTCTTTAAACGGCTGCGGCGAGAACGTGGCAACTTTTGAGGCTGATTTTAGCGTAACAGCCGGTATGCCCGTAAAAATGACGGGTAACGGAATTGTGGGTGCGTGCGCTGCGAAGGACAAATTTTGCGGGATTGCGGTTTCCGTGCGCGGGGGCTTCGCGGCAGTGCAGCTTGGCGGTTACGCGCAGGTGCCGTATTCCGGTGCGACGGTACCGTCGGTCGGCTACCAAACGCTGAACGGAGCAGGCGACGGCAAGGTGCAGGTGGAGGCCACCGGCAGAAGCATCCTTGTCACCGATGTGGACACCACGGCAAAGACCTGCGGTATGATTCTTTAAATCATCAATAATACAATATAACAGGAGGAAAAATACATGGCATTTTATGAGTCGTTAAAGTTGGAAAAGGGAATGTACGGCATGCCGGGCAAAAGTTTTACGGAGATTCTGGAGAAACTCGATCCTTCCGCGAACTACGCGGGTACCGGACTGGACGGGCTTGATGCATACCAAAGGCAGTTAAAGCGCTTTGATATCAAGGTGGGCGGAGCGGATTCCGACCGAATCGAAAAGTTCTTTCAAACGGCCGACTCCACCGCGCTTTTTCCGGAGTACGTAAACCGCGCGGTACGGCAGGGCATGGAACAGGCGAACCTTTTACCGAATCTTGTGGCTACCACAACCAACATCAATTCGCTGGACTACCGCACAATCACCTCGAACCCCGGTAAGGATGATAAGTCCTTGAAGCCGATTGCCGAGGGCGCGGCGATTCCGCAGACGGTGGTGACAACGCAGGATCATTTGGTCAAGCTTCACAAGCGCGGCAGAATGCTGGTCGCAAGTTACGAGGCGCTTCGCTTTCAAAAGCTGGATTTGTTCACGGTCACTCTGCGCCAAATCGGCGCTTACATTGCAAGGGCACAGCTGATTGACGCGGTGGATGTGCTGATGAACGGAGACGACGGGCAGACTGCCGCAGGAGCGATTGAGACCGCCGCCGCAAAACCGGCATATGCCGATATGGTCAACCTTTGGGGCTCGCTCGCACCTTACCAGCTGAACACCATGCTTGCTTCAACTGCGACGATGAAAGATATTTTGAGTATCAGTGAGTTTAAGGACGCAAACGCGGGTCTTAACTTTCAGGGTACCGGTAAGCTTGCCGCACCGCTTGGCGCGAACTTACTGCACGTTCCGGATTTGGCGGACAACCGGATTATCGGGCTGGACAAAACCTGTGCGCTGGAAATGGTACAGGCGGGCGGCGTGCTGACCGACTATGACAAGCTCATTGACCGCCAGCTTGAGCGTGCAACCATCAGTACCATCGCGGGCTTCACAAAAATCTTCAACAGCGCTGTCACGGTGCTGAATTACAAAGCATAAGGGTGGTTTGCGTGGGTATTGAAGAGGTAATGGAGCGCTTTACTTTGATGGCAGATTTAAGCGACGCGGCGGCGGTTCGGTATCAGCCGCTGTGCGCGGACGCCATGGCCGAAATCAACCGGTTAATCCGGAACAGCGACCCGGCGGCACAAGGAATCCTTTGTGCTGCCGCCGCCTCCCTCGCGCTTTACCGTTGGGCACTGATGAATGCTTCCGGCAGTGTGGGCAGCTTTTCCGCCGGAGATGTGAAGATTACCAAGAACAGCGGAAACGTCGAAATGGCAAAACAGGCATGGCGTGAGGCTGCCGCCGCCGCCGCGCCGTATTTGGAGGACAGCGGATTTCTGTTTGAAAGGATTTGCAAATGACGCAGCGGGAAATTCTTGAAGGCATACTCAGTAAATATGGCGAAACAGTGAGCATAAAGGGGAACAATGTAAAAGGAATGATCAGGCCTTTACAGTATAAAAGCGGAACTTCCTTCAACGTGCCGATGGAGTCTGAACGTAACCTGAATTACCTTTACACCGGGCCGGTAAATCAAAACCTTAGTTCAGGAGACGAAATAAGTGCCAATATGCACAATTATGTCGTCAAGCGCACCGACACTGCCCAAATCGGCGGAGAAGACCTTTATGTCTGGGCGGTGTTAGGACTGCTTGCACCCAATTCCGACAAACAGGTTTACCTTGAAGCAGACGGCAAGCGGGTCGCGGTCATCGGCAGTTACACCGAGCAATGTAAACAGCAAAGCCGCATAATTGCCGCGTGGGGCGAACAGGAACCGGCGGGAACCGCGCTGGGCAGAGTTGAGTACGGGGTTACGGTTGAAAATGTGATCCCTGCCGACGGCGTTGATTTATACGCGTTATCAGATTTTAATTTGATCATCGTAAAATCGGCGGTAAAAGTAATTTATTCGGGATGCCGGTGGAACAACATCACGGCTGTGGGCGCAGCGGGTGATTTACCCAGCAAAAAAATGGTGATCGTAGCGGCGAGGCGTACGGAGATAAAGGAGGCGGAGAATAACGGACAGCGAGCTTGAAGAAATTTCAGAGCAAATGGAGCAGGATTACCGTAGGTATCCGCATCCGCTTAATGGGGAGGAGGACGCGTGAGAATGCAGCCCATGAGCTATAAAAACCATGTATGGCCTTTTAATCCGGAAAAAGTGCAGGTTGAATACACAAGAAATATCAAAAATATAAAGCTGCCGCTTTACGGAAGCGTTTTACAGGATTTGGGCTGTGACAAGCGCGTGGTTACTGGGTCGGGCGAGTTTATCGGCAGCGGCTGCATGGCGGAGTTCAATCGCCTAACGGCTGTGTTCAATTCAAGCGGCAGCGGAACCCTGCGGCTGCCGGGGGTTACGCCGTTCACGGCCGCGTTTTCTTCGCTGAAAATGGTCGGCGAAGCGCAGCCGGACTGCGTGCCGTACAGCTTTGTGTTTGTGGAGGACGAAAATACGGTTTTTGTCAGCGAACCCAAAACGAATGCTTATGTTTGCGCGGGCGGGGAAAGCCTGTGGAGCGTGGCAAATTTGTACGATACAACCGTGGATACGCTCAAATCGCTGAACCCCATGATTCAATGGCCGAACCATTTGGAAGCCGGGGAAAAGGTGGTGCTTCCGTGACTTATATTGGTGTAACGCCGCAGGGCAAAAGCATCGCGCTTTCACCCCCTGTTTCAGTAAAGCTGAATCGGGGGGAGGATGCACCGGCCGATGGATTTACAGGCGTTTTCCCGCTTAAAAAAAGCCTTGGAAACCTAACGGGAGTACGCATATTCAATCAAAAACAGCAGCTTTGCTTTGATGGAATTGTGGATGAGCAAAAGGAA